AGGAGCTCGGATGCACCATCCTGTTGCTCTCCCAGCTGAACCGAAACCTGGAGCAGCGCCCGAACAAGCGCCCGATCCCGTCCGACTTGCGCGACTCGGGCTCGATCGAGCAGGACGCCGATGTGGTCATGTTCCTGTATCGGGATGAGGTCTACCACGAGGACAGCCAGGACAAGGGCGTTGCTGAGCTCAACATCGCACTGAACCGGCACGGCCCGGCCGGCAAGATTTACCTGGCATTTCGGGGGCAATACTCGCGGTTTGACGACATTGCGCGAGGTTACCACCCAGCAGCACCACGAACCCCGCCGGCCCAGTCGCGCGGATTTGCAGATTGAAAAAGGAGAATAACTTGCAACCACTCATCACCTACATGCAGCAGCTGGACTCGGGCGACGTTCTTGCCTGGGCTGGCATGCTGAGCCTGTTCGGCTTCGGCCTCTGGGCAGCGGCACAGATCATCATCAGCAGTGTGCGGCTCTACGCCGACCTGGCCGGGCAGCGGGCAAAGGAGCGCGACAACTTCGCTGGAGGTATGCCGGAGATCAGCACCGGCCACCATAACGAATTCTCCCTGTCGCACCACGCCAACTTACCCCGCGCCTTGCGGGGATTTTTTTAAGGACCTCTACCATGCCACTCAAGAAATCCCCCACCGAACAAGCCGTTCGCCAGAACACCCAGCGCGAGATTGCAGCAGGCCGACCGCCAGCCCAAGCCTACGCCATCGCCAAGAGCGTCCAGCGAGAAGCGCAGCAGCACCAGAAGAAATCTAAGTAGTCACCTACCCCGCCACGAGCGGGGATTTTTTTGGCCTGAACTATCCGAATATTCGGTTTGCCACGATTCGGCATTGAATTTCCTACGGCAAAAGATAGATTTCGGCAAGGAAAATAGTATACTTCTGGCATTACCTCAGAATAACCGGAGATCGCCATGACCTACGTTGCTATCGCCCTCGCACTCTGCTTCGCTGCACCCGTCCTCATGGGAGCGTACGTGGTGAGCAAGATCTCCGAAGCCATGGAAGATCTGGCAGATGAGGAGCCAGGACAGTGAGAGCCGAAGAATATTCGGTGCCAATGCGGGTCTGTGCCGTGGAAAACTCGGGACAATCACCGGAAGGAACCGAGGAAAATTCGGCGAAACATGTTCCTGACCGAGATTCCCTCGCGCGCGCACGCGCATTTGCGAAGCATGCTCAGCCCGCCAGTATGCGCATCGATTGGTTCCGACTGCTGGTCAACCTGGGCAAGGAAGGCTACAGCCTGCGCTCCATCTCGCACTTCACCGGGATTTCGAAGAGTTCCCTGATTGGCTACAAGAACGGCTCCCAGCCGGCCTACCACATGGGCGTGTGCCTGCTGCAGTTCTGGAGCGAGGCCACAGGGCACGACAGCACTGAAGCGCCAACGATCAGCCTGTACAGCTTCAAAGCCTGAATTGGTCTGGATTCCGACCGCACGGCACGCCGATACTTCGGGCGTTACTCTCCATCAACTCCCCAAGGAATCCCCATCATGGCAAAGACCAACGTTTCTACCGTCCAGGTGCCAGGCGAAGAGCCGGCTATTCAGCAAGCAGAAGAAAGTACAGAACAATCTTCGGACTCGCTCGAGTCTGCGACGAACGAAATTCAGTCTGTGGCCGACAAGCCGCTGGTTTCGCGCGGCAGCTACCGCACCATGCGCGCCGCTGACATCGACCACACGAAGCTGACGGCGCCAGTCATGACACTGGACGGTTGGCTGTGCCCGCCTGCCCCCGAAGCGAAGAAATAAGGAGCGATCATGTGCGGCGGCGGACCATCCCTACCACCAGCAGTAGATCCGAAGGCCCAGCGCGAGCAAGCGGCAGCGGAAGCAACTGCTTCGACCAATGCTAAAACGTCGGCCATGCGCATGGCGCGGCGCAATCAATCCCTGCTGGCTTCCGGCTATCAGGGCGCAACCGGCCCAGTGACGACCAGTACTGTGCTAGCGCAGGGCAAAGACAAATTGGGTAGCTAAATGGAAGACCTGGCAACGAAGATCATGCGGCGCAAGTCCGCGCTGGAGACGGCGCGCATCCCGCACGAGCAGGTGTGGCGTGACTGCTTCGACTTCTCCTTCCCTGAACGCGGCAGTGGCTTCTACGGGCAGAAGGATGACGCCAGCGCCTTGCAGGCCAAGCGCGCCCAGCTGATGGACTCCACCTCTACCGAGGCTGGCCAGATCCTTGCGGCAGCCATCATGAGCGGCGGCACGCCGAGCAATTCCCGCTGGTTCGGCCTGTCGTCTGGCCAGGACTCGGAAGATGAAAAGCGCTGGTTTGACGAGTGCGCCGAGATCATCTTCGAAAATATTCACGGCTCGAACTATGACGCGGTGGGCTTCGAGGCCTGCACTGACATGATCCCGGCCGGCTGGTTCGTGCTGTTCATCGATACCGATCGCGAGGAAGGCGGCTATCACTTCGAGCTGTGGCCGCTGGCGTCGTGCTACATTGCAGCGTCGAAGCCGGGCGGGCTGCCCGATACCCTGATCCGGTGCTTCGAGCTGACCGTCGAGCAGGCTGTCAAGGAATACGGCGAGGATGCCCTAGGCGACAAGACTCGAGAGCTGTACGACAAGGGCGACCTGGACAAGAAGATCAAGTTTGTCATGTCCATATACCCGCGCGGCGCAGATACCAAAGGCGTGCGCGCTCGCAACCTGCCGTTTGCCTCCTGCCACATCGAGGCCGAAACCCGCAAGCTGGTGCGCGAATCCGGCTTCCACGAATGCCCGTTCGTCGCCCCGCGCTGGTCGAAGCTGCCGGACAGCGATTATGCGATCGGTCCGATGTTTCGCGCCCTGCCTGACGTGCGCCAGTTGAATCGCCTGGTGCAGATGGAGGATACGAACATCGACATGGCTGTGTCCGGCATGTGGATTGCTGAAGACGACGGCGTGCTCAACCCGCGCACCGTCAAGGTCGGGCCGCGCAAGATCATCGTTGCCAACTCCGTCGACAGCATGAAGGCGCTCAAGAGTGGCGCCGACTTTAACGTGTCTTTCACGAAGAAGGAAGGCCTGCAAGCCGCCATCCGCCGCACCATGATGGCCGATCAGCTGGCGCCGCAGGACGGCCCGGTGCGCACGGCAACCGAAATCCATGTGCGGGTGCAGCAGATCCGCCAGCTTCTGGGGCCGATCTATGGCCGCATGCAAGCTGAATGGTACGCGCCTATGATCAATCGCTGCTTCGGACTGGCCGCCCGTGCTCCTGGTGTGCTGCCGCCGGCGCCGCAATCCCTGGCTAACAAGTCCTACAACGTGGTATTCGTGTCGCCGATGGCCAAGGCGCAGAAGCTGGAAGAGGTGAACGCAGTCGAATCGTCATTGGAGTCGATTGGGCTGATTGCCCAGGCCACGCAAGATCCTACCGTGTGGGACACGATCAACATTGAAGAGAGCGTCAGCGTGATCCTCGAAGGCCGTGGCGCGCCGGCCAGCATCGGGCGCACGCCGGACGAGATCGCAGCTATCCGTGCACAGCGTGCCAAGCAGCAGGCAGAGCAGCAAAAACAAGCCCAGCAGGCAGCGATCTCCGAAAAGGTGGCGCCGCAACTGGTCAAGAGCGCAGCGGAGGCATAAATGGCAGGACAACTTACAGCAAATGGCTGGTGGGCGGATCCCGACAATTCCGGTGGGATGCTTATCGATGAGGCCAGTCTCAGTTTCTACGACGGTCGGCAGTTCCGCATGTTCGTGGAATTCGATATCCCACCAGGTGGTGAAATTTGGGTGAAGCACACCATCACCAACAACTTCATGCTGCACGATCAGCGCATCAGCATCGAATCGGGCACCATCCGCTGGACCGCCAATGCTGCCATGGCGTCGAGCCCTGGCCCGTGGACGCTAGCCACTATGCGACGGCGCAATCAGATGACAATGCAGCAAACCCCATTCTTCGTGTCTGGCAGCATCATCGAAACCGGTGGCGTCGGCGCGGCTACTGGTGGCATCGTGGTCGACATCATGCGGGTGGCAGCCGGGCAGGGCGCTGGGTCAGCATCTGCTTCCCAGAATGCCGGGCTGCGCGGCCTGGCGCCAGGCGTGTATCATGCACGGCTACAGAACCCAGCGGCACAGAATGCGGTGGGCGTCTACGATTGGTGGTGGGAGGAATTCGTCCAATGAGCGACCCGACCCCAAAGGATTACAAGGAGCTCTTCGAGGATGACCGCCGCGGCGCTGCGATCCTCGAACACCTGATCCGCGCCTTCGCCCGCCCGGCGGTTGTCACTGGCGGTATCGACGCAGTTCTGGCAACCTACCAGCGTGACGGCCAGCGCCGCGTGCTGGAGTTCATCACAACGCAGATTAACCGCGCCAATGGCGTGGACCATAACCAGGAGGAATGAAATGCTGATCAAACGATTCATAAACCGCTACATGGACCAAGCCGGCGAGCCAGCACCAGCCGGCGGCACCCCAGCGCCGGATGCCCCGCCCGCTGCACCAGACGCACCTGCTGCCGCGCCATCCCTGCTGGCTGACGGCGCCAAGGCACCCGCTGACCAGCCCGCCGAGTTCATCCCCGAGAAGCACCGCATCATGAAGGAGGACGGCTCCCTGGACCTGGACGCCAGCTCGCGCAAGCTGGCCGAAGCCTACAGCAGCCTGGAAAAGCGCTTTGGCTCCGGCGATGCCCCGCCGAAGGACGCAAGCGAGTACAAAGTGACCGTGCCAGACGCGCTCAAGGAAGTTTTCGACCCAGCCAAAGACGAAGGCCTGCAAGGCTTTCTCAAGGATGCCCAGGCGGCTGGCCTGAACCAAGCGCAGATGGACTTGGTACTTGGCAAGTATTTCGACATTGCTCCGAAGCTGGCCGCCGGCGCCGCGCAGCTGGATGCGAAGGCAGCCACCGAGGAACTGCAAAAGACCTGGGCCACCGAAGCTGATTTCAAGCGCAATGTGCGCAACGCCTATACCGGCGCCAGTGTGGCGGCGCAGAAAGCAGGCATCAACATCAACGAGGTCATGAACGGCCCGCTGGGCAACAACCCGCAGTTCCTGCGCCTGATGGCCGCCCTTGGCCCTGAGTTCCAGGAAGACCAGGCACCGGGCGGAGCAAGCATGACTTCGGTCGAGGACATCAACACGCTGATGAATTCGGAAGCCTACACCAACCCGCGCCACGCCGATCACGCCAAGGTCAGTGCACGCGTGAAGGCCTACTACGATCGCAAGTACGGCACCGAAGCCGCAGCCTGACCTCCTCCCAGCAGCACCCCAAGGCCCGCCACTGCGCGGGCTTTTTCATTCCTCCCGGCAAATGGTCGGGATTCCGTCCATATTCCTGCACCATCATTGCCACCATTCAAGGCCTGCCGTGGCAAGCAGATACCCTTCAAGCCCGGACACCGCGTGACAGCCGACGCGATGAACGTAACGCAGGCCCAGCGATGGACACCCTGAAAGGCGAATCCTGATCACCTTTTGGAGCAGATAATGACTCAGACCATTACTCAAGCCTTCGTGCAGCAGTTCGACAAATCGATCCGCATGCAGGCGCAGCAAAAAACCTCGCGCTTCGAATCGCGCGTTGTCGACCGCGGCACCATCACCGGAGAGTCGTTCACCGCCAACAAGCTGGGCCTGGCTGACGACACCCCGGAAAATAACGTTCGCCACGGCGACACCGTGTGGAGCGAGATTGCCCATTCGACCCGCGTCGCGCTGATGCAGGATTTCTACCAGGCCCTGCCGGTGGACCGTGCAGACGAGCCGAAAGTTCTGGCCAACCCGACCGGCGAGTATATGCAATCCCTGGTGGCCGCGTGGAACCGCCGAAAAGACCGCCTGATGTACGCCGCACTGCTGGGCAACGCGCAAGCGAAAGATGGCTCGCTGATCGCCCTGCCAGCTGGCCAGAAGATCGTCGCCGGCGCTACCGGCTTCACGAAAGCGAAGCTGATTACCACCAAGAAGATCTTCCGCGCCAACGAGTGCGACAGCGAAGCGGATGACCCGCAGGAACTATACATGGCCTACACGGCTGAAATGCTGGAAGACATCCTGGCCGACACCACCCTGACCAGCGCCGACTTCATGGCCGTCAAGAT